TAAAGACTTTGTTGGTCCATGCAGGGCATCCAAATCCTGATCGCCCTGCCGACATTGCCACGATGAAGGGGTTGGTTGTCGGCGTTAACCTTGTTGCTGACGAATACAAAGACAAGGATGGCAACCAACGGTCAGGCATCAAGGTCCGTAGCTATTATGAGAGCGCCGACAAGAAGGCCGTCTCTGCTCCTGCTGCTGATGGCGGTGGCGATGAAATCCCATTTTAATCTGGCTGAGAAAATCGAGGCGGCGTATCTCAACGCCCCTCGAAAGGAAGCCGTCAGGGCGTATCTCGGTGCGTCTATCGTAGGCAATCAATGCCTAGCCTATCTTGCGTTCTCGTTGCGGGGGTTTCCTGAGACCCCCGTAGACGGGAGACTCCAGCGTATTTTTAATCTTGGCCACGTCATCGAAGATGTTGTGCTTAATGATTTGAAGAAGGCTGGCCTAGATATTATTGATCGTGACAGCAATGGTCGGCAGATCGAATGGGTCATGTATGGCGGACACGTCAAAATGCATGGCGACGGGCAGATTGCCGAAGACGGCAAGATTGTTGCGATCCTTGAGATCAAGTCGATGGGCGACAGCAAATACAAAGAGTTTGTTGCCAAGGGTATCCGTAATTCGCACCGAAATTATTACGAGCAAGTCATGCTGATGATGGCTGGCTCTGGCATCCCGACAGCAGTGCTAATTGCCTACAACAAAAACAATTCTGACTACCACTCAGAGGTGGTCGAGTTCGATGAAATCTACAGCGCAAGTCAACGACTGCGGATTGAACAAGTCCTGTCCAATCTGGCTACCAAAATATCCTCTGATCCTAGCGATTGGCGATGCAGGGAGTGCTTCAAACGCACGGCGTGTTGGGAACAGTCTCAGCCTGAGAAGGCTTGCCGCAATTGTCAGTTTGCCCTTGCCGTCCCAGACGGAGAGTGGTGGTGCGAAAAGCATAATCACGGAGCATACATGCTGTGTAACGACCATGAGTATTACGCGCCGATGGAGAAGTTATGACCGAGAAGAACAATGTATTGATAGCAAAAGAAGAAGTGACATTGGCTGAAATCGAACACGATCTCGCCCGCATTGATAGCCGCATAAAAGAGATCAGTCTTGGCGGCACAACCACAGAGCCAGATGAAATACGGAGAGCCTTCACCCGCAAGCGGCATCTGCTGCATGAGCAACTGAACGTGAGGATGACGCTTATTGAATTGAACCGTGGGGTTAGCTTTGAAGACGATGACTTTGGAGGTCGCTTGAATGAAGACCGTTAAGGGAATTTTGAATACAGCTTTGGAGACTGTAGCAGACAGAGGGCCGATTTACGCCAGCCCTGAGCTTTGCTTTGAGCGTGTCTCCAGCATTGTGTCGGTGATCGCCAACAGAACAATTTCACCATACGAGTGCGTAATGGTGCATGTCGCCACCAAGTTGGCGCGTATAGCGCAAAGCCAAAAGCACGAAGACTCTTATGTTGACGCGGCTGCTTACTTGGCGATTGCCGCACAGTTGACCAACGGGTTTGACGATAAGCCAGCAGACGTACAGCAGGCAGTCTTGAACAAGATTGAAAGCGATCTCGCACGTCTGACGGTGCCAAATGAAAACAATTAATCTCTACAGAACCTACTGGGCGATGGCCGAAAAATTTGACCTGACTGTGGTTGAGATGCTGGACAAGACCAACCATGCGTTCTTGGTCCTCAAAAACAGCAACGGCGACCAGATGTTGTTTCCCATGCACAAGGGGAAGACCCCATCGGCCAGGGCAATGAACAACAGCAAAGCGCGATTAAAGAGGTTCGCAAATGGGCGGACGTAAGGTCGATATTTTGAAAGCGATCCAACGAATGGAGCTGGTGGCATGGCAAGAAAAACGCATTGAAGAGATGACAAGGGGCGAGCTGATCGACGCTCTCAGGCAACTGCACAAATCATACATGGATATTTGTCGGGCCAAGATGAGCGGTAATGAACTCCATATTTTCCATGAAGACTCGGACGAATGGAACGAGCGCTTGAGGATTTGGTTTTATGGCGATGATGCAATTGAACCCAACAATATGGATGAAGACCCCGAAAGGCGTGGGGTTGTGTCACTTCTGTATTGATTACGGGGAAGAACACGATCTGCTTTGGGTCGTAGTTGATGACAGTACGGGGGAAATATGGACGTGGCCGAACACGAAAGTGAGAGGAATTACAAACGTAAGTTTAGATGCGATACGGGACAAGACTATGAAGGAATAAATTACCAACAGGAGAAATGGTTATGGTTACTTGTTGGCGTATTATACGCGACTTCATTTTTGGTTATACTGATCCTCCTATAGTTGCAAGCAACCTCCCCTTGTCGAGGCGTCTTAGGAAATCAGTTATCGAACGTGAAATTTACTATGGACCACAGGATGCATATTTGGACCTAGCCTGTGCAGACAAGCTAGAGGAACTGCAAGACGAGGTGTCCTATCTACGGATGCAAATGGCGTTGATGTTAAGCACAAAAGGAGCAAACAATGAGTAAACGCGGACATAGGCTAAACACTCAATTGGAGCCAATTGAAAAATTAAAGGCCGCATATTTCTATGATGTGCGCGGCGTGGATCAACAGACAATTGCGGATATGTTTGGTGTCAACATAGCGCGTGTGAATGAAGCAATTCATGTGGTTCGTGAGGCTGTTGGCGCGTCACCACGCGTAAGTAATTCTCAGTTTTTGCTGATCGAAGGAGATGAGCATGGCAGCTCGCAAAAGCAGTGAGGAGAATTTTCTCCAGAGAAGAGCAGAGATGGTCGCAATGCATAAGCGCGGTTGCTCTTATGGCATGATTGCTAGAAAGTTTGGCGTGTCAAAAAACACTGCTCGCGCTGTTGTGTTAAGGGCGCTTGGTAAGCTAGAGCTTCAGAGGCTACAGGCCACTGCCACCCCCCTTAGCGTTCATGCGGTTTGACGCGGCGTTGCTGCCAAAGCTACTACCGAAACTACCACCAAAGCCCCCGCCAAACCCTCCACTGAACCCCCCGCCGCCACCGCCATTTTCTTGGCGTTCGCCAGCGATTGAATTGGTGAGTTGTTCGCGGAATGGCTTGAGGCCGCCAAGGATTGGGAGACGGGTTGCAACTTCACGGACGGCAGAGCGTTCGCGGAAGTTAGTCCCGTCTTCCCCCAGTGCCATGTGGTCGATGCCAGCCAACACGTTAAAGGCTGAAGTCCCCAGTCCGTAGCTTGGGCCAAAGACCCAAGATGCGGCTCGGTTGACCCCGAACTGCCCGTTATCTAAGGACGTCCCGATAGAGTGCAACATGTCGGACATGATGCCGAAGCCACCCATCGTGAGGAAACCTTCGATATACCAGCCCATAAATTTGTCTACGTCTACTTGGGTTCCCATGACGTTGACTTTGCCAAGGGATTTACCCTTCAGGCCATACTCTTCCGCAACTTTTTGGAAGCTGCGCTCGCGTAAGGCGAACTCGCCTGTGCCTTTTTCGTCACCACCACGGCCTTGCACAATGTCTTTCAGGGCCAGCGCTCCTGCGCCGCCACCGACACCAAGTGAGAGCATCATTGCGATGGGGCCAAGGTTGCCTTCAAGGGCTTCGCCGCCAACATGTTTGGCAAGACGGCCCATCATCAGTGGGTAAGACTTCAACTGAAATGCCAGCATACCCCAAGGGGTTTGCGCCCATACAGGGATGTCGTTGGGGTTTGGTGTAAACACCGACTCGTTGGCAAACTTGATGATGGCTGCGCGGACCTTGTCGTCTTTGGACATTTCGGCGATGTCGCCAAAGTATTTGGACGGGTCGGATGCGTATTCGCCCAAGCCGTAGTGATCGAGGAACCGCTTGGCAGTGCGGTACTCACGGCTGGATGAGCCAGATGTATACTGCTGTTGAGCCTTTTCGATCATCGCTTTCATGGCTTCGTAGCCGTGGATACCAGCGATTTCACGACCCATTTCCGTCCAAGGTGTCAGGCCCGTCAGGTTAAAGAAGGCATTGGTACGGCGACCGTCGAAGATGCCAGAGGTCTGGCCCCCGTGCAGCAGCGCCATACGCTCGTGGATCAAGCCCTCGACACCCACGCCAATGTTGCGGATTGCCTCGCGGTAGATTGGGTCAGTGCTGTAATTGACCAGTGCTTTGTAGCTGGCCTTGAACGACCCAGAGCGCACCATTGGAAGGATGATGTCAGAGAACGACGAGAGCGTGGCAAAGCTCAGTAGACTTACGCTGTTAAAGTTGCGAAGTCCCCTGGCAGCCGAGTACATCGAGTCTGCGGCAAACCCTGTGTAGACTCGTTTGTTTTGCACGGCCCTGAACGTCGTGTCCATGTGATCGAGTTCACTTGCGGCAACGCCGCGTGGCATATCAGCAAGGGCGTTTGCAATAGCGGTTGCTCGCTTCTCAAAGGTTTTGCCATTGTCGATGTCTTTGATGCCTGACTTATCGCGGATTGTCATGATGGCATCGAGTGCATCTTGTGCCGTGCCGCCGTCGTCGATGGCTTTCTTGGCAGCGCGAGCTGCAAGGTCGGCAAGTTCAGGGGTCATTGGTGTCATCGCGGTCAAAGTTTTGGTTTGATCCGTGATCTCGTTGTCTTCCAGAATGGCCTTGCTGGTCTTCTGAATAATCTTTCTGGTGGACAATAGGCTCGATGCTTCGTCTACGCCGCCAGTGGCAACTCGTGCGTAGTCGTAATAGCCGTGGTTGCCGACGCCAAACTTATCGGCGAAGGCAATGCGGCGTTCAGCAGTGTCGATATATTTTACCATCAGGCTTGAGAGGTCAGAGACGAGGAATGGCTCAAGCTCTTTGAGGGCGACTGGGTCCGTCTGCAACTTGATCATGCGGCGGTATTCGGCGTCCATGACAGGTGCGCGGCTACCAGCAGAGATAGTTGATACGGGAACGCCGTCTTCATCTGTGAGCTTTGCGAAGGTGGATTTGGCACGAGCAAGTGCGACATCTCGTGTCATATCCTGACGGCGTTCTGCCTTGGCTTCGCGCATGAAGAAGTCAGCCAAAGCAGACTGGAACTTATCAGGGTTCTTCAGGAGGGCGGAGGCATCCCACAATTGTGGCAGATAGTTGCCAATCTTGTTGATGACAACGCCAGAGTCGCGCAGGCGGTCTGCGTAGTCCTCAAGGGTTTGCGCGATGGTCTGCGCTGTCTTTCTTTCTTGAGGGTCAAGACGTGCAATCTCGTCTTCGCCACGCCGCAAGGCAGCGGCAATGCGTTTGTGGCTAACAGGGCTGAGATGTTCTTGATGGGTCAGGCCGATTGTAAGGTCTGAAACATTACGCATCCAATTACCAAGGAAGCCCTTGGCATCTGGCAATTCATCCAGCAACCGCATGATGGGGTGCAGCGTCTTGGAGACTGAAGAGTGGTGCCTCTCTACAAGGCCCACGCCTTCATTGGGCGAAATGAAGTCTGCGACCCAGCGAGCGCCAGCGTACTCACGCATACGGTTGGCGTTCGTTTGCATCTGCAACGGGTGGGAGAAAGACTTTAGGTCGTTAGCGGCAGACGCGTCTTTGCGAGCAATCTTGCGGTAAAGATTGGCCATCATGCCTGTGCCGCCACCAACTTCAACTTGAGGTGACATGGAGTTGCCAAAG